AAGTTCCTTTTGCGGGTTTTATAATTTTAGGCATTTAATTTTTTCCTCCTTTATTAATCGGCCATTTCCACATAAGAAACATGCCATGATAAATCACTTGCTGTTCCTGCGGTAACGGCTAATAAATCTGTTTCGTCTAACCATAATGGAGTATCTAAAAAACTTAATGTTGAATCTGCTGGAACAGAAATTGTACTTCCTATTTTGTAATAAGTACTTCCATTATCATTACTAACTTCGAGTGTAACATCACATGCGTTACTTCCATCTGTGTTAGCGATTAAAACTGTGTCAATTTTAGCAGCGTATTCAGCTGTAACATCGACCATTGTTGTTCTATTTGTATCCCCTAAATTACCCATAGTACATTTAGGTGTGATCGTTGCGACGCTATATAAATTTGGTGTTGCCATTTTTTATTCCTTTGTTGTTATTATCCGAAAATCATTGCCATTGCAATAGATTTTCCTATCACTGCACTTGCACTTACTCCTGCTGATGCCCATGATAATGTACCAGAAGCATCTGATGTTAAGGCATAGCCAGAACTCGTAGCATCCGCTGCTGGTAAAGTCCATGTTACTGCGCCTGATACAGTAGTTGGCGCTTTAAATCCAACAGCTGCTGAGTCATCAGCATCATTGAATAAAAGAGCATTATTATTAGATAAAGTAATACCTGAAGAATCAGAAAGTAAATCAAGAATATCTGGATTAGTTCCATCATTAGCAGTCGCGTAAACAATTTTAGTTCCTTTATCAGTAGTGCTAAAAGTAACACTACCCCCTGAACCACTTACATATTTAAACTGAACTGTATAAGCTCCACTAGTAGAATTTCTAAGTATATAAAAAGTTTGAACATCTAAAGGAATTGTTACTACAAAATTTTCACTAATCGACCCTGTAAAATCTATAATTCTATGTGCAAGAACAGCACCTGTTGATCCATCTGAAACGGATAAAGTAGTGGGAGTTGATGAAAGAGCTTGAGTAGTATACCCACCAGTCAATTGTTCTATGATTTGTAAATTTGTATTTGTTTTTGTTCCCCATGTACCAGCATTTTCGCCAGTAGCCATTTTTTCAACGCCGAGAGGGGTATAGGTTGATGCCATAATTTTTCTCCTAATTCATATTATTCGTTTTTATATTTTGTATTGTTTATAATGTCAACATAGATTATGAGGCAGTTACATCAGAATAACTTGCTGTTTGAGTTGCTGTCACTCCACTATAACTAGCAGTCTGAGTTCCTGTTATTGTATTATATCCTATTGGAGCAACAATTCCAACACTAATAGTGGCGGAAACTCCTGTTAATCCAACCACATCAGCAGGAGTAATAGCACCTACTGAAGCTGTTAAACCTAGTCCTGTTAAAGGCACTCCGATCTCAGGAACAATAGAACCTACTGAACTTGTTAAAGTAGATGGTGCAGTAATATTAACTAATTGAGTTTGAGTTATAGTAATTTCACCTATACTTGCGGTAACACCTAATCCTGTCAAGCCTACTACATCCGCAGGAGAAATACTTCCAACAGAAGCAGTTGCACCTAATCCACTGATAGCTTCTCCAATTGCAGGAACAATAGCTCCAACTGAAGAAGTTGCACCTACACCATCTATAGCGTAAGTCATTGTATGTGAAAGAGAACCCACTGAAGAAGTTGCATCTACACCAGTTAATCCTACAACATCAGCAGGGGTAATAGCACCTACTGAAATTGTTGCACTTACTCCTGATGGCTGAACTAATTTATTAAATGAATCTCCCCATGGTTCTTCACCCCAACCATTTCTACCCCAACCAACTAAAGTTCCAGCATTATCAAAATCGCCAAGTTCAGATGTTAATTGAGAAGGTGCAGTTAAAACTGCAATAGAAGTTAGATCAAGAGTTAATGATCCTAATGAAGATGTTAAAGCTGAAGGAGCAGTTAATTCTGCTGTTATAGTTTGAGCGGCTACGACACTACCAACACTAGAAGTTGCACCGACACCAGTTAAAGCAACAGCATATTCTACACCCCAACCAGAGTTGCCCCATTCTTGCCGGCCCCAACCTTCTTCGTTGAAAGCAGTTAAAGATCCTACTGAAGATGTTAAAGTTGTTGGTGCTGTTAGTGATTGGGTGATTGTATTAGAAGCCCAAGCATTGTGCCCCCAGGCTACTGAAGGATCATCACCACCCCAAACTGATGCCATAAGGAAGCCCTCCTTATGCTATTCTTACTATCGCTGTTGTAGCTGCCGCTGCTGGGAATTGAACTGTAAATGTTCCACTAGAAACAGTTTTGTCTCCACCAAAAGCTACTGCACAAACTGCAGCATCTGTTGAATGTGAATCATTATAAATTAAACAACCATTAGCTGTGAAAGAAGCTGATGTCCAAGAGACATCAGAAAAATCACAAACTGCTGTAGAAGAATCTAAAGTGGGTGTAACACTTGTTAAAGATGCTCCCCCTGCAGTGTACGCAGTTCCTGATGAATTAGTTATTTCATTAGAGCTTGAGTAAGCAGTTGTATCTTCATCTAAAGTTACAGAACTTGTATACAAAGCTATCTTAAATGTATTACCCGTTGAAGCTGTAAAATTATGTTCAGCTTCTAAGATTTCTTGTTTGAAACTGTTACAAATTGCCGATGTTATTGCCATATTTTTCTCCTAATTATTGAGGCGGTGACTCGATTGGTATTCTTATTGTACCATCCGTGTAATCGTCTCGTCTTCTTCTTCCAATTTGCATTGATGCAAACTTTTGTAGTTCTTGTGTATACTTTTGTTCATATAATGTCAACATATCTTGAGGACCTTTTAAGAATCCGTAAGCTTCAACCAACGCTGCATATAAGAGCCCTTGTGGGAAGTACCTACTAATATAGGTTCCAGAAGTCTGTGTTTCCAAACCAGGTGGAATTTTATTAAAATAAATTCTAAAATTATAGTTAGCATCTGGTGTAGGAGCTAAATAAATAGATCCTGAAGTAGTATCAGTAGTTCCTGTAGCTCCTCCAAACATTGCATAATATTTAGGTTTTCCTGTCACATCGGCCCCTGAAGTAGTTGATCCTTCAGGTCCCGTTAATCTTCCTACGTATTCAGATAAGAAAGTTTGATCTCTTTTCTGTAACCATGTACCTTGTTCCGTGGTATTACTAGCATTAAATACTTCAACACCTCTTACAAATAAAGTTCCAGCTGGAACTCTAACATTATTTACATCTGTAGCCATGGTTCCTTCGTCTACAAATCTATCAGAATCCATAGGAATATCATATGCAATTCTATATTCTGCATTTTCAATAAATCTACCTAGAATAGCACCAGTAAAAACAGTACTGTCTACTTCAGTATAATTTCTAATGTCTGTTTCTAATTCTGAAAGTGTATATGCTGCCATTATGCTTCTATAGTTACCGGTCCAACGGACACTGGATAACCACCTCCTTCTTTGCTCCCTGCTGTAGCTGTATCAGTATTTACAACAAAATAAAACCAGTCAGTTGTAAAATCTGTATCTCTGGCGCCTGCTACATATTTTCCTGTAACAATAGCATACCCTGCTGCTAAAGCAATTTTAGCTCCTGTAATTCCGTCCCAACTTTCTGGATCTGCATAAGTTCCTGCCGTACTTGGCATTCCTCTAAAACGATAAGTGTCTCCATTAGTTAACCCATGATTCGGTACATTAACATTTATATAAGCAGATCCTGCACCATAAGTTATAAAAGGATCAAAAGGCATTAACTGTGGAACATCTGGAGCAGTTCTTGAAGGTCTTGCATGTTGCAAACCTTGAGGATCAGCTCCCACTGGATGAGGTTCTAATTGGGGTTGTTTAACTTCAAATTCAGAATTATGTACCCACGCACCAGTCCATTCTTTTACCATTTCTTTATATGGAAATGCCACACCAGACCTGTCTGATATTGCAAGTGCTCTTCTACCTTTTGAAAATCTAGCCATTATATATTCGGGTAATAAGTTTTAGGGGTTATGTAAGTACTAGCTGGAGAACC